TAGGAGATTGCGCAGCTTCTACACGCCAACCATCGGCCTTGAGATCATCAAGGCAAGAAGCTGAAGCAGCAAACGGAATCAAAGCTAAAGCAAGTATTAAACGCATAAAAGGATTGTACATCGCGGCTACAACGCTGCACAAGTGCTACAAAGCCTTTTGGCAAATTTCCTCAGTGAAGGGCGGGGTCGAGGCGGCACACACCGTTTTTTGACCCCCCCCTCAACTCAGATCGATTTGCACAGAGATGTCGCCCGCGTGAAGGTGCATGTGTCGCTCAGGGGCTTTGAAGCCAGCGCGGTCAAGGATATCCTTGCTCGCTTCCAGCTGCACATACTCACTCTTAGCCCCTTGAGCGAGGCGCACCAAGCGCGCCGCGGCGGTCGTAGCGTTCAGGCCAAGCGTTTCCGCAACCCTCTGCATCATGTAGGCTTGCACATGCGGCAACCGCAAAGTCTTGCTGGCTGTCACTCTCCCGCTATCACCGCTTGCATAACCGGCTTCATGCGCGGCGTCTTTGATACTACACCCAGTTGCTACAAGGGTATCCACTAGCCGAGCTTGTTTGTCGGTTATTGCTAGCTGTTTCTCACTCATCTTAACCTCTCAGTAACCCCCCCTGTGTCCCCCCCTTTATCGATCACTTGGCACACACGCGTCAACGCACAAAGCTCTCACAAAGCACTCACAGTTTGCGTCTAGCATCTGCGGCAAGCCCAAGTTGCAAGCCCCGCCTCGCTGCTTGGCAGTCTTGTCACTCGCCCCAGCCTATTGCTCTATAGGTGAACACCCCCTCGGATGATCCGTGTATGTCACTGCATTGCAGTGGACAGGCGCATAGCTGTGCAGCTTCGCTGCGCTTTATGCTTTGCGCCTTTCAATCGATCTTCCGCTCAATTCCTCGCTTCGCTCGTCCCGAGAAGACGTTGACCCCTGCAATGCAGCAACATCCCCTGACCATTCTTACCGAGGGGGCTTATCCCCTCTAGCTCAACAGGAGGTTCTCATGAGCAAGAAAACCAATCAGTTCACCGCAGCTTACAACTCGGTCTTCCCACAGATGGCTAACCACAAAGGTTCTATCTATCTCACACAAAATCTCATCCGTAAGAGTGTAGAGCAAGCTAGCTGGCTCATCACTCAGAAGGAAAAAGATCTGCTAGTTTTACACGATGATGCAGTTCAACTCTCAAGTGCAGATCAACTGACTGCTGACGGCGCACTCGTTATCTGTGCCAAGTACGGTGCAGTCCGTGGCTCAATGCACTATGACGATATCGCACTAGACCGTTGCGATGAACGCATCACCAACCTAGAAGTTGAGATCGAGATGCTTCAGCAGTTCATCGATGCCAACAAAGGTGCATTCAAGGATTGCACCGGTGACACATACCAAGACAGGAAAGCTGCACCAAAGCAGGAATTATCTGCAGACAGAAAGGCTGCATTGCGTGCCAAGTACGCAGCCTAACGGCTGCGGCCAGCCCTTCGGGGCTGGCTAACCACTCTCCCCAGAAGGGGCAGTCAGAACAGGCCATCTCCCTCCTGTCTGACTGCCCCTTTTCTTATGCTTGTTGGGGTGCCAACTCCCCTCCAAATCATGTCGTTCCGCGACCATCTTCATGGAGACATCATTGGCGAATCTTATTTTATTTTTGACAATTCTCTCACTCATCGTGGGGTTCACCGGCTTCATTCTATTAACGATTGATGCCATCGATAGCTATGTAAGGAGCAAGAAATGAAAGCCTATATCGTAGATCCATCCACCCAACTGATCACTGCTACAAATTATAACGGTGATTATAAAACAATCATGTCACACATCGGCACTGGCCGCGCGTTTGATGTCGTCCGTCTGTATCACACAGATGATTACGATTACGTTGACGATCATGTCTACATCGATGACGAAGGATTGTATGTTGACGATCAATACTTCTGGATGCACGCCAACTACCCCATGCCACTGGCTGGGCGTGGCCTCATCCTTGGCGGCACACCTGATGGTGACAGCACAAATGTCAGCACCAAATTGGCTACCATAATCGATGACATCCGAATGATCGGTAATCGTTTCCAACTGCAGATGATGCTGCAATTCTCTAAGTCTTTCGGCATGCCATCACCTGATGGCTACCTCGAAGACTATCGGCCATTTGTGTGGAAGCATCACGAAGCACCATCGATCACACAAAAGGCTATATAATTTGTTTGCAGTAATGCACTAATGCAGTATTATTAAATGTGAAAGGTTATACACTCAATGGAAAGCCTTAATAAACACGACATCCAACCTGCGTTAATGCAGGATTATAACTGCAACAAATGCAAAGACAGAGGCTTTGTATATGTGCGCAGTTGGGATTCACCAGCAACCTTTGGCGGCTTCGGCATGGTCGATGTTGTTCCAGAGGATTGCGATCACTGCCAGTAATAGGAGGTTACATATGGCTAACAAAGCACCACGTTTCACGCGTCAACACTTCGAGTTTATTGCTGATGTGTTCGGCCCACTCATGACCCATCCAACGCAGGCTTGTGACCTAGCTGACAAGCTGCGCCCAACCAATCCCAACTTCAATCGTGATCGCTTTGAAGCACGCGCTGTATCAGCATGGGAGGAAGTCCATGCTGATAGCATCGAGGATGCCATCGATCAAGAGCAGACAATGCTAGACAAGGAGATCAAATATGCCACAGCGATTTGATGATATCTTCACTCAGACACACGCCGGTGACGGCGTAAATGTCTTTGAGTTTGATAGTCGCACTGCACCAAGCCATCCTGACAAGATGACTTGGGCGCAGGCTTGCGCAACCATTGGCCCAATCGTATCGCAGTACGCTCGTCACAAAGATAATGACAGCGACAAGATACATGAAGCATGGGCTACAATCTTGCGGGGCGTGTAATGTTTATTGAAAAGCACATACCTATACCGCCCCGCTTATCTCATGTCGTTGAGCAAATGGAAGCCGGTGATAGCGTGCTGTTTGAAACAGAAATAGAAGCGTTACGCTTTCGAGATCACATGCGTTATCGCAAGATAGATTACACGATGCGCAAACTTAAAGAAGGCTATCGTGTCTGGCGTTTAAGTTAATCGTCTAGGTTCTTAACAATCTGAACCACCCTACCAATGACCCGCACATCAGCAAGCCTGACTGTGCGGTTCTTTATTATCTGGAACACAGCGTTCTGACCTTCAAGCTTCTTGCCTAATTCCAAGCCTTCATCAGCGATGAATAGAACAGTATTACCTGTGTCAAATTTCTTTTGCTTGCGAATAACAATGATGTCACCAATGTCAACGCCATGCGTTCTTGATTGTCTATCAAATCTATACGCGACTATATCACCAGTTAAATTATACACTGTCACCTGCCCTACATCTTTTTCAAGATGATCCTTCAGCACGATCGTTCTTGAGGCCGCATCCAACGTTGCGTTTTGTGATAGTGAAGGTGCTGAACCCGCAATGTAACTTAACTTCCCTATTGTCTTGGACGATGGCACAAACTTACCACCGTTCAGGAATCTTGTTATGTTGGTCGGGCTTGTACCCGCCATGGTTGCCCACTTATTAGCTGACCATTCGCGTGTCTGCATAATCGATCTCATCCATACACGGATTGCTTTAGCTTCGTAGTCTTCCATTTCATCGATACCTCCTACTGTATTAATACAGCATGAAACATCAACCGTCATCAGAGCTTAATGCAGTATTGCATTACGCAGCTACTTGCGCAAGCATGCATTAATGCAGTATGTTAGTCGCATGTTGAGTTATATGGAACAGCTAAAAGCAGCAGCAGTTTTAGCAAACATGCAGGTATTACAAGCATTTAGATTAGCTGGCGTACCTACTAGCACATACTACCGGACTCTAAACGGTGGAGATTTGCGTTTGGCTACTGCAAAAAAGGTACTGGATGCGATCAGAATTCACGCATTACAGCAAACCCAAAGCGATTAGTGACAACTGGCACCAGTTAGTCACAGGCTTAGTGTCTCTACGTCATGAGCGTGGCTGGTCACAAGAAGAACTAGCTGATCGCATCGGCTGCGCCTCGTCTCTTGTTCACAAGTGGGAACAATATAAGCGTGTGCCAAGTAACTTCCTTTTAATCTGTTGGATGGATGCACTTGGCGCGCAAATCGAAATCAACTTACGACAAGATCGGTAACGCATGTGAGTGCGCAGCATGTGGTGATGTCACTACATGGTTCGTTGTATATGGCAACAAAGTTATCGTCTGTTTGTCGTGCCATGAGGAGCAACGATGGCAACATCTCAACGCAATAAAGGCAACTACCATGAGAAGTGGTGGGTCAACTGGCTTGAAGAACGCGGGGCCAAAGCGAAAAGGCAGCCTCTCTCAGGACAATTGGGTGGCGAGTTTGGTGGAGACATCCGCATCGAAACCAAAGCCGGAGTTCTAATAGCTGAATCCAAGTACCAATCAGCCGGTCGTGGATTCAGCTTTCTAACCAAGACACATAAAGAACAGCCGGCAGATATCTATTTGTTGAAGCAAAAGAGTGGCCCGAACTTTATCTGTATTGAAATCAGCAACCCTATCGCAACGAAGATAATCGGCTGGCTAGCTAGGAGGTAATAGCCAGCCGATCTTCTTACGACAGGGAGTTGTCATGGTTTCGTAGCCGTCAGAGTGGCTACAAAACCATCATGCATTAAATCACTTGATCGTGTCAACACTATATGATCTACTGCATTTATGCAGTGGAAAGGAGGATCTATGTCTGACAGTCTTAAATATAAATGGTGGGAGTTTCATAAGAACAACCCGCATGTTTACGATTTGGTCGAGCAGTTTACATTTGATGTAATCAATCGTGGTTACAATAACTATTCGATTAACTCAGTGTTCGAGCGTATCCGTTGGCACACTGACATCGAAACCAAATGTGAGCGTGAGTTTAAACTCAGCAATAATCATCGTGCTTATTACGCACGCTACTTCATGCACCTGCATCCGAAGCATGACGGCTTCTTCCGCACCAAAGAAACTAAATCATAATGTTTGTTATAATGGCAGCGGCAATGAAGGCCGAGATTAAAGATGCGCTTGCTAAGTGGATGCTTGTCACGCTGGCAGACTATGCCAATGACGAAGCTATATGCTGGCCAAGCATCGAGACACTATCCAAAGTTACCGGCATGGGAACAGGCACAGTGTCACGCAAGTTGGCATTGCTCATCGAGCTAGGCTTCATCGAGCGCATCCATCAGCCATTCACATCCACCAGATACAGGTTGCTGTTGCCCCAGAGTGGGGCATCCGCTGCCCCAGAGTGGGGCAGTAACCTATCAAGAACCTATATAACACCTAAGAGGGCAAGCAAGATGCAAGTTCCAAATGACTGGCAACCATCTGCCAAAGTTATTGACGACATCAATGCTGCACGCCTGACCAATGGGCAGGAGGCCATTGACCATGAGTATGAAACAAATCAGTTCCGTGACTACCATCAATCCAAAGGCAACAGCTTCAAAGATTTCAACCTTGCCTATCGTGGTTGGTGTCGCAGGATTAAAGGCATGTCAGCGAGACAAGGCACTAGCAAGGCTAGAGCAAGCAGCCAGCCCCATCGAGGTTACGACCAGAGTGATCGATTCAGTGAGTACCTTGATTCCATCGGTTGAAAAAATACATGACCATGACTTCAATACCGTTGGCTTCAAGATCACTGACGCTGACCCGGACTCATTGCGTCAAGCCTATAACCAAGTGTTGACAAGCATGGTTCCGCTGCCGACCACAAATATCGAGCAGCGGATTGCCATGCTTGCAACGCTGATTGTTCTGCCCAATACACTGACGGCAAAGATGATGACAACCAAGACCAAAGCATTGGCAGCTGAGTTGTCGGAATATCCAGCCGACATTGTTATCTATGCATTCAAAGAAGTGACCAAGACTGCCACGTTCTGGCCTAGCTTTGCAGAGTTCTACAAACATATGTCACCTATCTACAGAACGCGTAAATTATTGTGCGATAAGCTGCATAAATGCATTGTTAATGGTAGGTAGTTGTGCAATAATGCAGTATAAATACAGGAGGTATTATGTCTAAAGATAAATCAGTTCGTGTGTACACACAAAATCAAGTCAAGTTCATTGCATTAAACTTGCTTCATAGATTGCAAAATGATTCTTCAATTGAATCTGATCTTGATTTTGACAACGACCATACAGCCAACGGCATATGTGGCTATGTTGATGAGCTTATCATAGAGCTTAAAGACCATGGATATATGAAGGACATAGGAATCCTTCCGTATGGTGACATGCAATGAATAGGCAGGGATTTATTGGCGGGTCAGATTTGTACTCGATCATGCGCGGCGACTGGCATGACCTATGGCTGGTCAAGACAGGTCGCAAGCAGCCCGATGATCTAAGCCACATCTTCAAGGTCAACCTTGGCACGCAGACAGAACAGTTCAACATAGATTGGTTCTGCCGTGACACAGGGCATACCGTCATGGCGCAGCAATCTGAGTTTGAGCAAACGCTGCGCGGCGTACCATTCAAGGGTACGGTTGATGCACTTGTTTATGATGAACAAGGCCAAACGTATTTGCTCGAATGCAAACACACAAGCAGCAACCGCCGCATGGCTGACATGATCGAGTCATACATGCCACAGATCCAGCTATATATGCACCTGTCCAATATGAACAAGGCGCATCTGTCTGTCATCTTTGGCAATGACTATGACCATGCACAGATTGATCGATCAACTGCATATCTAAGCGAGATCGTAGATCTAACTGCAGCCTTCTGGCAGCACGTTGTCGATGACACAGAGCCGACCAACACCAATGCTGTGCGTGTTGACTGGTCTGCTATCAAGATCGATGGCCTCAAGATCAGAGATGCCAGCAAAGATAATCAGTTCACATCACTAGCCTACGACTACTGCATGTCCATGCCAGAAGCCAAGAAGCATGATGTGATCAAGAAAGAATTACGTTCCATGATCGCTGATGATGAGAGGGAAGTCTTCTGTGACATCCTTGCCATTAAGCGTGACAAGCGCGGCGCATGCCGCATCACAGTCACAGGAGGTACAGATGACTGACAAGCAGCCGAAGAACCTAGCAGAAGCATTGCTTGAGTTTCAAAAAATGTCCGTTGTTGCCAAGAAAGATGGCAAGAACCCACACTTCAAAAGCAACTATGCCACCCTCGAAGCTGTCATAGAAGCTGCAACACAGGCCACCAAGTTCGGGCTGTGCTTCACGCAAGAAGTTGACTTCGAATTCCATGGCGAAACCGGCATGACATTCATCCGCACTGTGCTGATGCATGCACCATCCGGCGAGAGCCGTGAGTCCAGAACACCCATCCGTTCTAAAGATCCTACCGATCCACAGAAGATGGGCAGTGGCATTACCTATGCCAAACGCTATGGCTTGCAAGCTGCGTTTGGTCTGCCGTCAGAAGATGATGATGGCAATGCTGCTTCCGTTGCACCAAAGCGTCCGGTGCAAACTATCACGCCTAACAATAACGTAACCGTAGGAGAATTCTAATTGGAATATGACAACACCAACAGGGGGGCTGTGTTCCCCCCAATGGAGCAGCAACGCCTGTTGTTGACCGGCAGCATCGACATAGATGGCGAAGGCAAGAAGGGGCTAGCACTTGTCACTGACACTGACAAGCAAGGCCGTGATGTGTTCGTTGTCTATCAGCGTGCTGGTGTGCTGTATCTTAATGAAGATGCAACCGAAGACAACAAGCAGCCAGCCTACTCTGGCCCGATGGATGGCGACATGCGCCTAGCTGCATGGCGTTCTGAGTCTGACAAGGGTGTTAAGTTCCTGTCACTCAAACGTGAAGCCAAGATGGCATCGAATGGTCACGCTGCGCCTGCTCAAGCACCTCGTCCACAACAAACAATTGTTGCAGATGATATACCATTTTGATTCAATCAGTGAAATGTTTGGCATCAATACGCGCACGCTCAAGAAGCATATCAAAGACAACAACCTTGAGTTTATGCGTATTGGCAATTCCTGCTCGATGGACGAGCAGCAATTGCAGAACCTAAAGGATAGCTTAACGCAATGTTACGCACATACAAACGTGGAAAATACTACCACATTAGTGGGAGCGTATCGTTTGCAGGGCAATCTATCAGGGTCAGGCAATCTACCGGACAAACCCGAAAGGGCGCGGCCGATGATGTCTGCCGATTAATAGAGCAACGTATCCTTAACGACATGCAAGGCAAGGTAACTTTGATGCCATTGTCAGAAGCCGCAGGTCTATGGTTCAACAACAAAAGTATGACCGACTGGTACAATATTAAAACACTGGTCGGCCATTTCAAATCAACCCCGATATCGGAGATCAATGCAGATGCATGGAATAAATTTGTTCGCACCAGTCTTGGTAATTGTAAACCATCACATATCAATCGCGTCAGAGCAACGCTGGTCGCCATAGCAAACCATGTATCTGCGCCTCTCCAGATACCCAAGCTGCAAGATGCAAACGATCGCATCCGGTTCCTTAATAAAGAGCAGCAAGAAAAACTATTAGATGCATACCCAGAATTTATTAAGCCATTCTTTATTACACTTTGCTATCAAGGTTTCCGCAAATCGGAAGCACTCTATCTTAAATGGCAGCATGTCAACTTCGATATGGACACCATCATCATAGATAAATCTAAATCAGGTAAACGCAGAATTGTACCGATACACCCACGCACCAAACAGGCTATGCTATCCAGCCGACATAACCATGAATACATATTCACTAACAAGAACGGAGAGCCATACTCACATGGCGATAGCGTTAAAGGATTGCATATCAGAGCCTGCAAAAAAGCAGGCATATCAGACTTTACCATCCATGACTGGCGGCATCATTGGGCAAGCCAGCTTGTAATGAAGGGCGCATCGATCCCAAGTCTAATGAAACTAGGGGGTTGGGCATCTGAACGGATGGTGCTTCGATACGCTTCTGTTTCAGATGAACACATTCGTGACACACTGATGAGGTTAGAATGAGAAAACGTCAAAGAAATCCGGTAGTTATAAACAGTGTACTGCCCCTTGGTAAGGGTGAGGTCGCGTGTTCGAATCACGCTGGCAGCACCATTCTCTCCTTATTTATCAATATGTTACGCAGCTATTTGGTTTGGCTGTGCATCTGCATTTATGCAGGCTTTACGCTTTTTATCATCTTTTAACCTAATGCATAAAAGCATTTTGACACAATCCTGACACAGTGAAAGGTTTAATAAATGGCTCTATTCCGCAGAACAGGCAGCAATCACGGCACATATCAGGCACGCAACCCAGAAAATAGATGCTGGTCTAGTGTCAATGGTTATGATGATGCTGAACGCCGCAAGTTCTTTGCTCCGAAAGAGAGCAACCTGCCGGCAGATGCATTTGCAGATGATGTTGCTGATGATGATGTTGGTATCTATTACGCACGCGCCACTGAATTAGAAGGTGGCTGGTCATCGCTTGGTGAATACGAAAAATTCTCAAAGGAAAAATAATGAACAGATCAGACTTGCTTGAGGATGCATTCAATGCAACCCGCAGCCGTGGTGAGAACTACGGCACACCGCTTGATAACTTCAACAACATCGCAGCCCTGTGGTCTGCCTATAAAGAAGTGCCGTTCACAGTTAAAGATGTCGGCATGATGATGACGTTGTTGAAGATTGCTAGGTTAAAGCACAGCGACCACGATGATTCATTCGTGGATATCGCTGGCTATGCTGCTGTTACTTGCGAAGCTGTCGCCGGTATTGCAGATACTCTGCCCCCTCCAGAGGATCAGCAAAGCATTGCACCCATGAGACAGGGTTAGGGTTATGCGGATCAATGACCTGCATGATTGCCTGCCCAAAACGCTGTTGCTCAAAACCTTTAACGAACGCATATGTGTCATGGAATTTGTAGCCTCTCGCTCTGGCAAGCCACGCTGTGGTTTCCTGCTCTACGAGTTCGATCTGACCCAAAGCCCAGTTGTGCCTGTGGCCGCTTATATAGAGCGAAGCGTTACCTTTGAACCGCGCCATTTTGTTCTGAGCATGAAGGCTATTCCATTGACTGTGACCAGGCATATCGTGCGCTGCATGGATGCGGCAGTCTCTGCCGTTAGGGAATTTAAGTTCGACCCTAGCCTCCCAATCCTCAAGGACAGAGTGCGGGCGTTGCATCCATTTAAGGGGATCTCCGGCACCAGACCACATATCATGATTGCCGCCAATGAGAATAAGCGGATTCATCTCATTGATTAGCCACTCGACTAGCTTCCATGCTGTTTTGTGAGAGGTGTCCTGTTCGCCGTATATGCGCCCCAGACGGCCAACCCAGTTATTCTGGTAGTCCCCTAGGTTGCACCCATACACACCGTCATACTCGTTGATTATACGCAGATGCTCGCGCAGATTATCCCAGTCACAATAGTTGTCATCGATGTGAGGATCACCCATCCATAGCAAGCCGATGGGTTCGTCCGACTTCATCTCAATCGGTATCCATTTCTTTGCTTCACGATGGGTCTTGCGTTTACGAAAGCGTGTGTGCAGATGCTCAACGATCTCATCAACAGGGATGTCATCTTCTGGCATCTCTGGAATGTTGTATCTGCTTTCAGCAAAGTCAGACTTAGCTCTTTGATACCAACGATGGAGTGTCGCAGGTGGTATGCCGCTAACTTCTGATGCTTCTTTTAGCGTGCCATGTTTTTTAAGGAGATCTTGTGCTTGCTGTTTCTGTTCATTGGTGATTGTCATCACATTCCAACATTAGGTTTTTTAATTCAGCCCCGCGCGTTTTGATTTGCTGAAACCACAGACTATCCTCCATCTCCGCGGCTGCGCGGATATAGTCACGGTCTTCGAGGGCGGCGATAAACTTTTTGAAGCGAGAGAAACGAGGCCAACCAAGGTTAAACACCATCGATGCCAGCACTAGCTGTGCATTGTCAGGCAGGTCGCGCCACCAATCCATTCGATCATCAAGTTCTTGCACAGCAATCCGCACATCATCAGCCAGAATAACCTTGGCTGCATGCTCAGAGATTGGCTCATGCAAATTGTGACCATAGCCAATCGTAGGTACACCAACTGTGTCGGTATACATCGTCAGCATTTTCCCCTCATGCTTTGCAATCAGGTCGGTCAGTTCGGAAAGGACAATCATTTTTTAAACATCTTTGTTAGCTGTTGAACGCCAAAGCTGGCGGCAAACACAACACCAACGGCTGTTTTGTAGAAGTCAGGCATTGACTGCAACGCATCAAAGCCGCGCTGCACGATGTCTTCATGCCCTGTGAATGCTAATATAAGGGGGATGCTTACCAAAATTGTAAGCCATTCATCTTTCCAAGATGATGCAGAAGCAGATGCCATTGTCTGGTTCCACTCCTGTTCACCAGCAGCGACACGCTTGGCTACCTCGACCTTGGCTTTCTGTGTCTCGACCTTGCCTTCCATCCATGTGCCAGCAAGAGAGGCAACTGCATTAATGATTGCAATCATGTCAATGTACCCTGTTTCATAGGCAGACATTTCCAAGCAATTGCTTTGTACTGTGTCATTCGGTTTATATCGTTAGCCATTTCCATGGCGCGTGCTTTGCAGGATTCATATGTAGCGAGAGGATGGCGTGCGTTTTCAAATTCAATGCATTGATCTAAATTGCTGACAAGGCATGCCATGACTAACGCTTTGAACATTTCTTTAACCAGCGTTGCACTGTATCCATCTCGTAAATACGAAGCGCAGTCCATACGATAGTAAAAATAGCGGCAACCGGAGGGAGAATGTCTGTCACTGAACCCACCGTTGCAAATATTGCTGCACTATCAAGTATATCTTTCTGATCCATGGCTTAACCTACTGCATTAATGCATAATAGAAAACGCACATTATTACGAAAACAGCTACGAACACAGACACGCCAATAAGAATGTACTCAAATATTTCTTCTTGCCGCCTAGCTGCCTCAATCAGCTGTTGTTTCTTTTTAACTCTGATGTCTGCTTGTATCTTTATTATTTGCTGCCAAGCGGTCATGCCGTACTGACCAGTGATAAAGTTACGAAGCTCGTTCTCCATCTGCTCTGCCTTCTTCATGGCTGCAAATGTTTCTAATGCTTCTTCTTCTACCGATCCAATGCGCCTGCCTTTTGCCTTAGAGTGGCCTTCCTTGACAGCATTGATGCCTTGCATCCATCTTCCGAGATCGCCAGCCATCTGCTCAATTTCTCTGCCATGTTGAAAGGCAGTGCAAATAGCTTTGTATGCTGTGCTGGCAAGAGCAATCCCTGTAACCGGATCCATTTACTCCGGCTTAGCGGGCCAAGTCACGCTTGAAGGAAAGCCAGCTTGTGCTGGGATGTCACGCAAGGCTTGACGATAGGCGGTCATTGCGTCAGACATAGTAACATCACTCAAAGCCATCCAGTCTGTTTCAGCTAATAAAATGTCACGCTGATCCCGAACATCCAACGCAACGCTATTGCTTTCTTCAACAGCCCAAGCAGCTTCTCTAGCATTTAGCGCAGTAGTTTCAGCTTCAGTTAAGTCTGTTAGAACTCCATTCACACTTTTATAATTAGCCATTATTCAGATATCCCATACAGTGAAACAGTTCCGTTGTTAAAACTGGCTGTTAACTCAATGCAATTACTTCCTTGCTGCCCCCAATACCCACCATAATGTTCAAGCAAATAACTGTTGCTACTGCCAGAGGCTTGTCCATAAAACGAATAACCGCCTCTGCGATAGTTTCCAGTAGAAGTCCGAGCTAAGTCATATATGTAAAGATTTCCAGAAACACCATATCTATAGCCTGACGTGTTTACATCAAACTGTGCCGAGCCTGATGAACTCGTTGTGTTTTTGTAATTATTACCACTGTCATATGTACCGTTAATTCCATAACGCATTGTAAGTGTGCTATAATTCATACTTGCACTTAACAACATGAAATAGTTGGCATAAGTCGTAAGACCAGTAAACTCTATAGAACTTACTGCTGAACTAATTGTGGTTGTGCTAATTAAATTAAATGCACCACCACCACCACCACCGCCAACAGCCGAACCATCGATGGTCATTGACCCAGAAGTAGCTGAGATGTCGTTAGTCTGATGGTTTATTATTAACGCCATTATCTACTCCTTAAACGGCTGTCGAGCCTGACATATCAGCTTGTGCCATTACCCACGAATAGCACTTGTCAATAAACTGGTCGCCACTTGCTGCAATAATTTCGTCAAGGTTTGCGTGGTAGCGTTTGAAGTCTACCTCGCGAGTGTCATCTGTGGGCGATGACGTTGCGTAAGCTGACAGATCAATCGTCACCTCAAACTTTGGCTCTGACCCCCGCTGCCGACTAATTGCCGCCGTGACAATGCGGTAGTATGCGTTGTTAAATGCAATGCCGTATTGGCTGTTGTTTTCTGCAATATTGTTTTGAATAGCCATTGTCTGTTCCTTATTAACTGTATGTAACCTCAGACGTATGAATCGTTGCAACGAATCTAATATTGGTAGACGCTGCTCCTGTCATTGTGATAGCAAGACCTCCATTTGTTGTGTCTGCTGACAATGCCATACTCCAGTTTGGAGTATTGTCGATAACTGTTGTAGCTGAGTTAACCAACACAGTTGTTCCAGCATTGGCCTCCCTGCGTATCAAGCCTTCTACCTTAAAAGCACAACAATCTGTTCCGTCTGAAGCATCTTCCCGACCCACAATAGTGCCGTGAAACGCATAAGCTGAAGTGTTAGGTAAAATGATTTGATTAGTTGCTGCGGCAGCACTGTTATTCGTTGTTAAGATTTTGGCTGTTGCGTCAGTTGTATTTCCACGCAAAACAAATTGACCATATTGAGCATCAGCGTAGTTATTAAAGTATCCATTTGCTTTGGCAAATTTTCCGTGGATATTTGCAGTATTTGCCCCATGACCAATAGCTTGACTGTATGAGCCGCTTGCAATGCTAGTTTGACCAGCAGCAAATGCCCCTTCGCCCGCAACTGTTAAGCTTTGACCTATAGCAGAAGCACCATTAGCCCCAGAAACATTGTTAGAATGGCCTATACTGATAGAATAATTTCCAGTGGCTTTACACTGATTGCCTATTGCGATGCTATTATTACCAGTCGCACCATAGGATGATGAATTGTTAGCTATGCCTGCGGCAAAGCTATTTGAACCAGAGGCATAAGAATTTGTTGTGGCGTGAGAATAAAAGCCAGTAGAAACAGAACTGTGACCATCAGCAAAAGATTGTCCGCCAGAAGATAAACTATTTCCACCAATTGCGATTGTGTTGCTATTGTTAGATTCGCCATTTCCAATTGATATTGCGTTAAAACCACTTGCCAAAGAACTGAAGCCAAAAGCTAATCCCCGATTTCCAGACGCGACTGCGCTATCGCCAATCGCTGACGCATTTGAACCAGTTGCGCTTGGCTGTGCTGTAGGTGAGCTTTCATTAGCAGCGTAGAGGTCTGCGCCACCGCCACCACCGCTAGCAGCCGCCCAAGTCAAACCGCCAGTATTTCCAGACTGTGCAGTAAGAACATAGCCGTTGACTGGGCTGTTGCTAACTTTTAAATTCGCTTCATCAACAACATTGTCAGCTATTGTGAGAGAAGTAGAGCCAGTAACCTCGCCAGTATGCGTGGCGTTACTCGTAATTGTAGACCAAGAGGTAACGCCGCTACCATCTGAAATTAAACTTTGCCCTGATGCCCCATCATCGTTTGGCAGCGTAAGCGTATAGCTCGCATTTGCCGAATGTGGTGGGCCTTTGACGATAATGCCGTGGCTGTTTTGTTCACAGTTTAAAACAAACTGACCCGCGCCGCGCGTTGAATTACCTTTAAACGTAACTTTGCCACTGCCGTTAGGGTCTAACTCAATAGCCCCATTGCTTGCGCTTGTGATAGCACCAGTCATTGCACCGCCAGACTTAGGTAGCGCATTAGCAGCTAAAGTACCTTGTGCCGCTGTGGCGTAATCAGTGGATGCTGTTGTTGCCGCAGTTCCAAGTCCAAGGTGGACGCGCGCACTTGCCGTACTTTGTAGATCAGATAAGTTATTTGACGCAAGTAGATCTCCAGAGCCGGAACCCGCTGGCCCTTGTGGGCCGGTCGCTCCAGTCGCTCCGCGAGGTATTTCAAAATTAAATGTTGCAGCCGTGTTTGTTCCAGAGTTGTTTACAATTGCAGATGAACCGGCAGAACCAGTTGCAACTGTTCCAATAGCTATTGTTGCTGCGCTGCCAGCCGCCCCATCTGCACCATCTTGACCAGCCGCCCCAGTATTTCCTTGCGGGCCTTGCGGGCCAGTATTTCCTTGCGGGCCAGTATTTCCTTGCGGGCCTTGCAAACCCTGCGGCCCCGCAACAGTAGAATCAGCCCCCGCATTTCCTTGCGGGCCTTGCGGGCCTGTTGCTCCTTGCGGGCCTTGCGGGCCAGCAACAGTAGAATCTGTGCCATCTACGCCATCCGCACCTGCTGCGCCAGTGGCCCCAGTAGCCCCGACTGGGATTCCCAAAGCAAACGTAGCTGTGCCGCTTGACACGTTGACCGTTGCTGTCGGTGATGCACCAGCAGATAAACTAGACACATTAACCGCCGCATCAGTGACTTGCTGCGTTGCTTCCGGGTTGCCAGTCGAACTGTTGAAACCTAATACTTTACCAGCACGATCAGAAAGGCTAGGAAGCGTAAGACTACCACCTGCATCAGTATCAGTAAGATGTAGTGAGCGAGTAAAATCATCTTTAAGGTCAGCAGCTACAGCAGTAAAACGATCAAGCTCTGTGTTTAAAGAAGCAATGTCAAATGGGCCAGAAGTAGGAAAGTCCGTAGTTCTTTCTAAAGCTATACCGCGAGTAATAACAACAGTGCTGCCACCAGACGCACCAACAACAGTCATACCAACTGAGCCACCTGTGCCGCCGCCGCCACTAACACTAAAGCTTGAAGTGATAAGAACGCCATCAACATATATGTTAAGGTCATCCGCTTCAAAGAAATCAAACGGCACAGTAAAGCTAGTCTGTGTAACCCCAGCGGCCACAGTGTAGATTACTCGCGGTGTATTATTGCTCAGGTTTATTGTCATAGTATCCCTCTATCATGCACTAATGCATTTCTCCACGCACAATTAACGGCCAGCATTCCACAGATCTCTTGCCGTTCCAGCAACGTATGGAAGACCTAAGAATGGCATTACATAAAAAGCATCTTTGCTTGCTGTAGCGTTGTTGCCATTACTGTATTCTCTGGCAACTCGGTACATATCCTGCGCCAATCCAACAGGCGCACCAAACGGCTCAGTAACAAAGTTGCCAAACCTTTTGTTAATATCTGGATCGATATATTTTGGTGGTATAGGTGATGATGTTGCGCCAATCATGCCGCTATTCACGCCCATAGACAGACCCATATAACCAAGATCACTGTAAATACCCAGCAATCCGCTGTGATCTACAACACGCGCCACTGTTTCTACGCTGTCAGCACCACGCCACCATGACTTGTCTTTCATTTCAAGCGACAGATACGACATACCAAGCAGAGCAATTACGCCTTGTGCATTATGCAGCCGGTTAGGATCGCGCAGCACATTAACGATTTTGTTATTTGCACCAAAGGCAAAGTTCATAAACGTAAATGGCAGCGTCATAAGCTGGCTGTCCATGCGCACCATCTTCTGCCCTGCAGTAGAGACACGATCCTCGATCTTAAATGACTCAGGCCACATCTTGCGTGCTTGCTGAAAGAATGAGTTGTCTTTCATATACAGCAAACCATCCATAAACTGCGGCTTATCAAAGGTTGTCGCCATGATGATGGTGTTATTAGCATGTGCATCAATAGCTGCCTGATATGTACGCAATACACGCCTTGCTTGTGGTGTATCTTGAGGCCATTTGTCAGTTGCACTAAAATGAAAATCAGCACTTGGATGACGCTCGACAGGCATCTTCGCAATATACTCAGCCATCTCCTGATCAATGCCATAGCGTGCCATAAACTCGGCATCAAACTTGTTAATCTTACCTGCAGCCATTTTGCGTGACAGCTTGAAAAACTTGTCTTGCACCAGTATCTGATCGAGCGTCTTGCCAGCAACAGTGATTGGAGCAAGGCCGTTCAATGTATAGAAAGCTTTGTTTGCAATACTGGTAGTTTTCTCAACCATGTTAGGCTTGATACGCTTCACATTGTCAGACAGGATTTCACGCGAAACAACATTACGGGTGATGTCAAGCACCTCACCTGCCATGTTGATTTGCCTAAATACTTTACTGGTATAGCCCATGTCACGGACACCAGACCAAGCGGCTTTCAGCGTTGGCATAACGCCATGCGCAAGCGCAATGCTGCCAACATCCGTAATTGCAGAGTAACCAGCATAAGGAAGATAGACTAGACCGGTATAGGTTCTTGCAGCTTTGACTGCTTGATTATCCAACCTGTCTGGGCGGCGAACAAACGATCCCATGACACGCTCATAGTCGCCGTAAAAGTCAGACTTAATGCGTGCGATACGTTGTTCAGTGAACCCGCCTTTTTTACGAAGCGATGTTTCAATATCGCCAAGCACATCGTCAATGTTTTTGCCGCCATATGATTCAGCAAATGCAATCTTCTTACCCATCCTATCTATGTAACTATAGAGTGCATCCTCATCTTTAATGATGTAGTCCATAACCTCATGCACAGGAATGTTTGTCTTGCGATTGCGCAGATGCTTGCTGCCGCCAGCAAAGTCTACCTGCAGATTTTCAAAATCATCAGCATCTTCTTGCAAGATACGAGCAAGAGTACGCTCTGCATCTTCACGCGGCGTAGTTGAGGGCATGGTTTCATCCGGCCCCATTGCAGCACGTTCTCTTATGTAATGCGCTTCAAACTTCTGTGTCAGACCCTCGCGTGCCATTTCATCTGCCATCAAAAGATCTTTGTTGTAGAAGATAGGGAATGCAAAATCCTGTCGCGTTGGCTTCTTTATTGCCCCTGTGAGATCATCAATCTCTTTTTTAATCTTAGCAATGCGTGCTGTGCCACTCTCTAATGCTTTAAACTGTGCCTTAGATATGCCCTGCTTTGCGCCCTTGCTATCAGTACCTCTAATGCTTTTGTCTTTGGTGTTTAATTCTTCAAGCTCTTTATTGAGGGTGTCAATGCGTGCCTTCAATTCTTGATTGCGTTTGAACACACCAGTAAAATTAGCATCATCGTCAATCTGCTTAAACAACTGGTCAAGCTGTACAATTGCATCAGCTTGTTGCCCTGTCATGCCTTCTTGAGCCTGACGCACCAGCCGTGGGTCATCCGACTTTGACAGCACCATGCGGTTGATCGTGTCACCAAGCCAATCATCGTAGTCTTTAGAAGACCCAGTGTAAGCACCAGCAATAGATGGTGCGGTTGCATCAATCTCGCCTGTCACTTGCTGCGCGTGCAGGTCACGCAAGTCTCGTTGTACACGCATATATGTGCCATGAAACGGCACAATGCGCATGGCTACTGATTGCTGCGCCATGCCGCTGCGGTTGCCTTGAACACTTACAGATGCGTTTGAAGTAAGCGCATGAAACATTCCTTTAACTTCTTGAGGCACGTTCTTATCAGACAGGATGCGCTGCGATGGAGATCCAAGAGGGTTGCCAGTAACAGCATCAAAATCACCGCCAGACTGCCCAACGTAACCGTCATCGCCAGCAAGAACAATGTTGCCATCTTTATCAAAAGTGTGCTGAACAGGTCTACCATTAGCAAAATCTGATGCCTTTCTTGCTGCCGATTTAATGAATGGCTTTAGGTAATGTGCTGAACTACCCAATACACCAGAAAACACAGTGGTCATGCCGACATTAGCAGCAGATTCCCAGTCACTATCAGCATAGGCAAACGGTGCGCGGATAGTTTCTGATGCCACACCTGCGCCAAAACCAAACTTTGCTGCAGTTTTGAAGGCATCAATACCAGTCTTAGCTACCTTAACTTGATTTAATGCAGGTATGAACAGTGCAAGATTGCTGATGTCAGTCAACTCAGACGCAAACTGCGCCGTGATTGGCGCGTTAGCAGCTTCTTCTTTATAGAGTAGTTCTTCTGATACAGCCCCAACCAAGAAATCAAAGTGATCATCGTTCTTGGCTCTAGCTAATGTCTCATGAAAGTTCTTATGGCTCTCCGGTATGCTCTGCATACGCTGAACAAATCGATCTCTGGTAAACAAAGGGTCGCGCTCAACCTCTCCGAAAAGGTTTTGCTCGTCAGTATATGTGCTGATTGGCTGATACTTGTAGGCTACATTAGCCTTAAAGCCTTCAAACCAACTGCTTGATACATTCTCACGAAAGCCAGTATCGGCTGCGATAAAGAAATCTTTGCGCCCATAATCCATTACTTATTGGCCTCTGCAGCTTTCATTCTTTTGGCCTCATCAATGGTGATGCTGCGCGGCATAACCTTTGGCTCGCCGCTAGTATTGAACATGCCGCCAAATGTAGCACCAGACGGTGGACGCTTTACTCTGCCCAGCTTATCCGTTGCACCAAACCGCATGTCATATGACTGCTTCCATGCTGCCATCCAGTCCGCTTCACTCATGCGCAAAGCTGTAGCGCGTGCAGAAATAACACCTTGCGGCCCAATCTCGATTGGCCCGTTAGCATCCCGCACCGGCTGACCAATTCTGTCACCAGAGGTGTATCGAAGCGTATATGTGGGTAGACGAGTCGGTATGCCCCCAACAGGCGGCGTTCCGCGTCTGTCGGCTACCAACCCTACATTTTTACCTAAGACCAGTGTGGAGCCATTCTCGGCCGTTCTAAGGCGTGTTGCAATAGTGCTGTTCAAAACCTTGAGTTCAGCATCACCATAGAACATTTCCGGCGCAAACA